GAGGAACTGAGAGGTCTTGCCGGTAAGTACAACCTCCCTATCGTGTCTGCTACCCAGACTAACCGTAGTGGTTACGATAACTCCGATGTTGACCTCACCAACACCTCTGAGTCCTTCGGTCTCCCTGCTACGGCAGACATCATGTTCGCTCTGATTAAGTCTGAGGAACTTGAGTCCATGGGTCAGATTATGGTCAAACAGCTCAAGAACCGTTACAATGACACCAGTTTCCACAACAAGTTCGTTCTGGGAATCGACCGTGCCAAGATGAGACTGTTCGATGTACAACAATCCGAACAACCACAACTCATTGACACAAACCCCAAGGAGGACTATAATAGTCCTGTGACCACCAAGTTCGAAAAGAAATCATCCTTCGCTGACTTTAGTTTCTGATTATGACAAACCAAATTGACTTCAAGCGTTACAGTGAGTTCGTTGATGCTGTAACCTCCGACGAGTCCCGTGACTTCGTTGCTCTGTCTGAGAGACTGGTAGCACTTGACCACTCAGGTATCAACATCGAACGCCTTCTGACCGGTGCCGTTGGTCTCTCTGCTGAAGCAGGTGAACTGATGGAGATTGTCAAGAAGCTCATCTTCCAGGGTAAGCCTGTGAACGAAGAGACCATCTTCCACATGAAGCGTGAACTCGGAGATGTGATGTGGTATGTGATGCAAGTCCTGATGGCACTTGACACCCCCATCGAAGAAGTCGTTGCCATGAATGTGGAGAAGCTCCAGAAGCGTTATCCCGGTGGTGAGTTCGACCCCTTCTACTCCGAGAATCGTCAGGAGGGTGACCTGTGAAGTTCGACCTCTCGATGGAAGACTACACCATCATCCTGAACGCTCTCCACTATTACAAGAAAGTGGAGAAGCGTGGAAACTTCAAACAGTATGATGCTGACCGTTGTAACGAACTTCGTGACAAACTGGCAGACCAACTTGTACATCAAGACTTTGGTCTGTCCGACGAAGACCTAGACAACAAGTACAACTACGACACAAGTGGTAAATGACCATGACTAAACCTGTTACACTAGAAGAGTATCAAGCTGCCGGAGAAGAGTTCTTTCCTAAGTACTTCTTTGTTGCTCAAGAACTTGGCGAAGGTGCCAAGACTGAGGACATCCTAAAAGTAATGGAATCCCTCGCTGGGGTTGCAATGCGTATTCGTACTGAGGAGCAAAAGAATTCAATCGGGTTCTAAGAAAGACCAATGACCACACACGACAGACTAAGAAAACAAGGTTGTACTTTGGATAACAACGGCAACTGGATTTGTGATGAATCTGACCACGGCATCCCAACCACTACCAGAAAGAAGGTAGCAGTATGGGGTTCGGCTCGTACCGAACCTGACTCTGGTCTCTACAATTCAATCCGACGAATGGGTCGTGAATTGTCAGAAGACGGATGGACCGTGGTTACTGGTGGCGGACCTGGCTCCATGGAGGCAGCTAACCAAGGAGCACTAGAGGTTTGCCCTGAGGGGGAAATCTGCTCCATCGCTGAGGCAATCTACCTACCATTTGAGGAGGCAGTTAACGAACATGTCCAACACTACGAGAAACATCAAGAGTTCTTCTCAAGACTTAAGACCTTCTCTGAGTGTGATGCTTTTATTATCACTCCTGGTGGGATTGGAACTCTACTGGAGATGGCACTCATCTACCAGCTCGTCCAAGTAAACCATGTCCAGAACAAACCTATTATCTGTGTCGGTCGTATGTGGAGAACTCTCCGACATTGGCTCGAAGAAGAGATGATTGAGTCTGGATTCCTTAAAAATGATGAGATGAAACTCATCCACTATGTTGACCGCTTCTCTGAAGCAACTACCTTCCTTAGAGGATTATCATGAATGTTAAACTGATTAAGATGGCATCCGGTGAGGATGTCGTGGCCGAACTCATCCGTGAGGAAGGTCGTGAGAATGTTGTCATCAACAATCCTATTGTGATGGTACCTCAGGCTCAGGGTCAGGTTGGTTTCGCTCCCTGGTCACCATTCCTCTCTGATGATGTCAATGAACTGACAATCAAGGCATCTTATGTTGTTTACATCTCTGACCCGAAACCCGGTGTCATTGAAAACTACACCCAAATCTTCTCTCCTATCATCACGCCTCAGAATGCAGGCAAAATCATCACCTGATACCATGACTGACATCGTAATCTACACCAACGGAAACCAGGAAACTGACCGTTTGATTCATCTGCTCCATTCTGTTGACATGCCGGTCACCCACCAGTATCTCCTGGGTGTGGACTTCTCTGACCGTCAGTTCCGTTCTGAGTTCGGTTCTGAGGCAGAATACCCCCAGACATCCATCGGATACCAGCATATCGGTAGCCTGAAGGAGGTTCTACGGTTCCTGAAGGAACGTGGGGACATCTGATAAATAAAGTATATCGTCGCCGCCCTATGGCGTTCTGGAGGGGTCCTGGTCACAGTCAGGGGAACCCCTCTTTTTCATGTAAACTTTTGTAAACACGCTTGACTTGGACCGGGATGTGTCCTATACTAAGAGGGTAAAGAAAGGAACAACCACTTGGACTACAAGACCTACCAACTCGTTGCTGCCGCTAGGACCCGTAACTGGGCAATCATTCTAACACACCTCCTGTGTGCTCCTGTGGCTTCTGTTGTGTACTGCTCTAAGCAGAAGAACCCAATCCCCGCCCTGGTAGCAACCGGTGTCTTCATCGTCGGTATCCCCCTGGCTGTCATTGACATCGGCATCACTTCCTCCATCCTGGCACCGGTCACCTCCATTGCCATGTTGACTGGTAAGGGTGGTGAGTCCCGTCGTCGTCTGGGTATCATGTGTCCCGAACAGGCTGATGCTCTCCTGTACCAGCAAGAGCCCACCCGTGTAACCCGTTCCTACTGATTAAAATGACTGAACAAGAACTTCTCTCAAGCTACACCGTCAAGCAATCACGGTTCAAACTCTTCACCTCCTACAAGCCTGATGGTGAAGGTATGGTTACTGCCGCTACAGAAGAGGCATGTCGTTTCGCTACTGAAATGATTCACATCCCCTCCCTCTATGGTACTTTTACCGGGGAAACTTCGGTTGGTGGTAAAGCATCTGTTGGTGTTGACCTGTGAAGCATGGTGAATCAGGACTCACCCCCGCTATGTGGTGGATGTTCGGTATCGGACTGAGTTCTGCTTTCATCTTTGTAATGGTTGTGTCACTGCTCATCATCTACGATGTTCAGTGACAACTAAATAATAAGAAAGCAGTTGTAAGACAATGGCGTTGAACTTCTCCGAGTGGCAAGACTCGTTCAAAGAACCTCAGTATCAGGCTGAAGGTAAAGAACCCAAGTGCCCACCTGGTCACAAGTGGGATAAGAAGTTGCAGACCTGTGTTGCAGACACAAAGAATCGTGAGAATCCCGGTGACAAACAGTTGCCTGACCCGATTGTAGGTTATAATGTTTGGGGAACACACGGACTGAATGGTGACGCTCCAGCCTTTGAAGTTCCCGCTGACACTGTTGATGAAGCCGTCATGTTCCACCCCAGTGAGAAAGACAAGCGTAAGGATGCCGACCTAGAGCGTGCTCACAAAGAACAGGATGACCGTATGCGTTACGGTAAGAAAGGTAGGCCTGAGGGTGATGAACTGAAGCCCGGTGAAGTAAAGAGATACGATAAGCGACTCAAGCGTTGGGTATCAAACAAGGAAGGCAAATGAAACTGAATCAATTTCGTGAGAACGCTGAGTCTCCTGCACATCAGGAAGCAGTAGCAAAAGGACTGACCTACAAGGGTTTCGGATACTGGGCAGATAGCCAGGGGAATGTTGTTGCCCGTACTCAGGGTGACAAACTTATTCCTACAGGCGGTGCTGATCATAGATCATCTGACGAGACCGAAAATGCCGCCGCCCCGGGCAAGGGTGCCAAGCAATCATACGACGCAATCGTACAGGCTGGGATGAACCCCGACATCGTCATGGGTGAGGTCCTTCCCGGTGAGGAGAAGGCACCTAAGGAAGATGGCAACTGGACACCAGGTCCCGACGGTGACAACATGGTTGACTCCGGTGAAGAGACTGAGATTGAGGATGATGTTTTCGTCCAGAAGTGGACCGACTCGGAGAAGTGGGTATCCGGTGCTGATGGTAGTAACTACAAGAACCTCAAGTCCTTCGACAATGTCAAGGAGGCAGTCGAACAACAACTGTCCCTGAACATCAAGAAGACACCAGCAGAACTCGCTCGTGACCGTGGACTGGACTCCGATGGTCGTGGTGGTTGGGTAAACAACCGTGGTCAACTCGTCGCTAGGACCGAGGGTGATGAACTGATTGACCTGACACCAGAAGAAGTCAAGCGTCATGAACTTGGTTCCCGTGTCCCTGGTCGTACCACCATGCGTGACATGGTCAAGGGTAAGCGTCCAGCAGAAGGTTTGATGAAGAACCGAGTCCAGGATGCCCAGCAGAGAATGGCTGGTATGGACCCTGCTGCTCGTGAGAAGTACATCGACGACAAGATGCGTACCAAGGATGGTACCTACCGAGCCGCTGCCGATAAGAACAACTACAACAAGGCAGTTGATGGTCGTGATGCCATCGACAGGATGTCAATCAATGACTACGAGTCGGAAGAAAGAGTAGCCGCTCTGAACGAAGCATCGAAGGAATACTATGCCGACCCCACCTATGACCTGAGTGAGAACAACCGAGGAAGGGAACTGGGTACCGGTTCTTTCGGTTCCGTGTATCTCAGTGAAGACGGTCAGGCAGTTATCAAGGAAGGTCAGATTGGCCGTGCCGAGTTGATGATTCTTGACAGACTCAAGGACCTCCAAGGTTTCCCTGTTCTGATTAACGCCGAGTTCCAGACTGACTTCCACACACCGGAAGAGCAAGTCGAGATGGGTAACCTGGACTCCGAAGAGATGATGGGTGACTCTTTCTGGGGTGAACAAGCAACCGCCAAGGGTGTGTTCGCTATGTCCATCGCTGAGGGTGTCCCAATGTATGATGCCTACCTGAGTGAAGTCACCCATGAGGCAGCAGCAGAACAGTTCTGGGGTAAGATGGCAGCAATGCACAAGCGTGGTATTGCCCACAACGACCTCCATGGTGGTAACATCTTCTACAACGAAGACACTGGTGAAATCACTATTCTTGACCTGGGTCTTGCTATGGACTCACCAATGGCTGCTCTCTATGAAGCCTTCGGTTCCCAGAGTG